GAATATTCAAACCATTTATAGAAATTTCTTTTGCCATATATTTTTATGCAAATTTTTTGAGAGATAATTCCCTTGAAATAACATCTTTAACTGCTTGGGCAATGGATTTAATATCAGCGTCGCTTCGTACTGAAGGATTGTTTATAGATATATTATTAGTTATAGTCATTCCTCCTAATTTATCATTTGAAGCAATATAACCATTTGAATTTGGAATAAACAATTCTGGTCCTTCTTCTCCGACTATATAAGGGCGATTTTCAATAATCGGTCCTCCTGATGCTTGAAAAGGATTATATGATGAAGTTCCAGTATTAGACCAATTATTAGTTCCTAATGTTTTTAGACGTTTTTGAAGTTCACTATAAGATATTTCCCCATTTTCAAATTTTTGTTGCCACTTATTAGTCGCTTCATATGTCATTTGAGAAGCTCTTGTTGCGGACTCTTGAGCATCCTCCATTTCATTTTTTAATTTATTCCACTCACTTGCTATCAAACCTATAGCAGTTAAAGCAGCGGCTGTTAAAATAACAACAGATACTGGAGTAGATATTGTTGCCATCAAAATACCTACTGCTTTGGTTAAAAGAGATACCTTTGTTGCAACCGCCGAAAATCCAACTGCCGCATTTCCTATTCCCAGTGAAAGAAAAAACCCAGCAAAAGCATTATAAACTTTTCCTCCTAACGAAACAAAAGCAGCGACACCAAGTAAAGCGGTTCCTATACCAATAATACCAGCAGCAACTTTATTTATAGTATCTAAACTATTCCACCATTCTTCAATACCTTCTCTCAAAGACCTAACTTGTAATTCCCCAACTTCAGTAGATAAGTCCCCCAACCCATTAAGAGCTTCAGAAACACCGCCAATAGCATTTTTTTCAGAACCATACATTTCCTTAATACTTTCTATTTGTTCTGCTTGATCTCTTAGTTGGCGATTTCTATTTTGCACCATCTTTTCAACCTCATCTAAATATGGCTGAATTCTATATTTTGATATTATGGCAGAATGTTTTGCTTCCAATGCTTCTTCTTCTTTTAATTGTCTTTCATAATCTTTTAATTTTTCGTCATATTGTTTTGTTTCTTCTAATAATTGATCTTCTTTTGTTGTTGTTTTTTCTGCTTGTGCCAAAGCATAATCCTCGTTTTCACGAGCAAGTTCTTTTCTTAAATTTTTAATTTTTGTTTGGTCTGCCCAAATTCCTTTTGAAACCTCTTCATCTATTTGCTCTTGTAAATCTTCTGTTTTTCTGGCGTGCGATAATGTTAAATCATCCATTGCGTCATTCCAATCATCTTTTATTTCTTTTATATTATCAGAATATTCATTTTTTAAATCCCTTATCTGACTTTTTAATTTTGAAATATTTTTATCATGACTGACCACCCATTCCGACATTTGTTGATTAAAATCAGCAGTTGCATCATTTATTGCTGTTTGAAGATTATCTATTGATTTTTGTAATTTTTTTGCAGTGTCATCTGCTGTTTCTGCGGATTCTTTGAAAGCATCTATTGAATTTTTTATTTTTTGACCTAACACAGTTAATTTATTTTTCCAAATATCCCATCTATTAGTTAATTTAAGCCAAGCGTATGTTAATCCGCCAATAACACCAATCAAAATTCCTAATTGTATTATTATTTTAAGAATTGCTGGATTCAATATAAAAGTGAACATCTTTCCTAAACTTCCTATGGAAGAGGACAACATTTCAACTAATGCACCAGCCCCAGCAACTACTGTAACAAATCCGGTAGTTGCAATGGCACCTGCTATGATTGCCATTGTCAATCCTGAATGTTCTCTGGAAAAATTTGATATTTTTGAAGCAGTAGAATCAACCGCTAATGCCAATGTTCCAAACAAAGGAGTAATTGCATTACCTAAATTTGTTTGCATCATTTTTACATTAGCGTTCATTTTTGTAAGAGAACCGCTAAATGTAGATGAAGCAAGCGAAGCCATTCCAGAATATTGCTCAGTTTGCTTCATTGTTGCATTATACAATGCCAATCTTTTCTGCCTTTCTGTTAAATTTTTATTTCCATTATTAAATTCTTTGGCAAATTCTTTTTCTGCTTCTTTGAATCTTATTTCAGCACCAGCAGAATCATACATTACTTCCCTGTATGTTAATAACCCAATGGATGCTTTTTTAACCGCTTCTGCACTACTGTCAGTTGCATTTTGTTTCTTGACCATTGCGGTATCAACCATTCTAAGTGCCCACAAATATGATTTTTCACTATCTCCCAATGCCATTTGTGCATTGCTTAAAGTTTCACTAGCATCCGCTAAATTTAACATTCCACCTGTCGCAGAAACTAATTTTTGTGCGTCGCTTGATAATTTTTCATAGGTTTCCCCCGTGGTTTGTGCAGCCACCATTAACTTCATTTCAGCGGTTTCCGCTTCTTTTGCAGACGAAATAAACTTTTGCAACATAACAATTCCGCCCGCAAAAGCAACGCTCATAACCAACGACAAATAACGCAAACGGCTTCCTATATTATCTATATTAGAACCAGTTTCTTTTAGTTGTTTTTCAAAATTTTTAAATCCATTTGTAGCATTTGTAGAAGCAAGAACAGCAGTAGCTCCCCAATTTTTTAATTCTGTTGTTGCATTAGTGTCTATTCCTGTTGATATTTTTAATTTTTGAGAAGCGGTTTTAGATGTTAAAGACGCTAATTGTTTATCAATTGCGTCTAATCCAGTAATAGAGATAGAAGCGGTTGCTTTTTTTCCTAAATTTGAAACCGCCTGTTCAATTTTTTGAATAGTTGGGGTTGCATTATCACTGGCAGTAATATTTATATTGATATTATTATTTGCCATTTTTTTTCATTTGTCTTTCTTGATGTTGATTCTCAAGATTAAATATATCTGCTAAAGCTTCATATTTATCAAATGGAAGTTTTTTAACATCGTCTGGTTTCATTCCTAAATTTTTCCAAAATGATTTATATATATAAAAATCACTCAATAATTCTGATTTAATTCTTCCAGAACTGAAAGATACGATAACTTTCTTTATTTCTTCGTTTTTTCTTTTCCTAAAAAATCCATTGATTTTGTAACTGCTTCCATCATTGCCGTGAAATCTTTAACAGGCAACTTGCCAAGATTTTCTTTTGTAATTGTTAAAGGTTGTTCTTTATCGTCAGTGAACGGCCACGATTTAATCAAAAATTGGAGGGTTCTTATTCCTCTTTCATAATCGGTTAAATCACTGCCAATTTCACCTAATTGTTCAGTCAAAAGACTGTCGTATAAATCAACTTCAACATTTTCAAAAGAAGGCAAACTAACTTTTATAATCTTTCTTGGGTCTAATAATTTCATTTTATTTGCAAACCGAGAAAACGAGTTGGACATTAGGGCATTGCCCCCGATTATCATAATCGCCTGTCTCAGTTAATTTTAATAATTAACTTTAATAACTTTCAGTGGTATTGGTAACCTTAATTTCAATAGTCTTCGCTTCAGTTGGGTCATACATTGCAATAAACTGAGGATTTTCTGTTATAAATCCAGATATTGCCGCGTCTAATCCTTTATCACTCAATTTGAAATTCGGAATCTTAATCTGAATTTCTTCGTGTTCTGCATGACCAATATCGTCACCTGTAAATGTAACAATCATCGCACGAACAGGGTCGCTACCGTAAAGCATTGTTTCATAAAAACTCCTTTCGTTTGAATTTTCATAAAATATCACATATTCGCCACTAACTTCCAATGCTCCCATTGATATATAAGCAGGGCTTCCGCTTCCACTCATAAATTGCATTTCTGCATTGTTGTTATATTTCAAACTAAAACTACTAACGGGAGTAGCATTTGCACTTGCCGCTGCCGATAACGCCGCCGTTCCAGTCGCACCACTTCCGAACTTGATAGAATAGTCTTTGAAAGACATAATCCTTTCGGTAGTTAATGCTAAAGTTCCAGTTGCAGTAGTCGGGAATTTTGTTAAAATATTAGCAGATAAAGTTGCTAATCCATCAACAACATTCAAATCAAACGAATTTACAACACCATAAGTGTATTTTCTCGTATCAACTGTATCATTATAAACAATGGTTACAGTCTTAGGAGGGTTCGCTGATTTTCTTGTTAAAGTATGCTCCCATACAGCAGTTTCTCCAGACGCAGTTGTGGTAGTTTTTTCTCCCAAAGCAGGATATAAGAAATACATAGCGTTTTCAGCGTCCATATATATTTCAACATCACCACTTCCACTTGTTTTGCCGACAGACGAAGCATAGTTTTTATCACGAACACCTTTTGCTGATTCATCAAATAACGGCTCTTGTTTAGCCATTAAAGTGCAACTAACATAAGGTATCCATTTACTAGCTTTCACGCCAGTTCCGGCTACTGTTTCTATTCCGACTCCCATATAAGGAGTGTTTCCAGCTTTAATTGACATATTTTTATAATTTTATTTCTTTTTCAGAAATATCTTCTAATGTTATTCTTTTTTTCGACCTTTTTTCGATAACATTTTCTTTTATTTCTTTTTTAACTTCTTCTTTAATTTCTACTTTTTCGACTTCTATATATTCCTCTATATTAGAATTTGTAATAACTTCACTGAAAACATCATCAGTAACAATTTTTATTTGGTTCGCACCAACATACAAATCAAATTTAGGGAACAGAAGTCCATTCTGACTTTTGTTTATTATTTTTTTCATTGTTTTTTATGTCTTTATTTATAGGTAAATACACAGTAAAAGTATTAAAAGTATTATCTTTAAAACATTTACTTTGTATTTCAACTCGGTCGCCGACCAGCCTATATTTAAACAACAAGTTATGGCATTTCGAACATCTAAACTCAGACATTTTATCGTGTTGTAAAGTGTGCAACTTCAATGTTGGCAACAACTTCCAATGTTATTAAATCATCCGTCCTTTTTCTTACCGTATAATCTATTGACATATCATTAGATATTCTTCTATTAGTTCCTAAATTTAAATTCTTTCTGATAAGACTTAAAATAGTTTTAACATTTAACGCTCCCGCCGAATCTTCTCCTTCCATTGTTTCCATTAGAAAATCAGTTCCTATCATTTTATCTGGCGTAGCATTTAAATATTGACGAGCGTCTATTACAAGGGATATACTGATATTGTAAGTATTATTATCTCTGGCACTATCCAAAAGAGATATATTAGTTCTTACTGGATTTAAAATAAGAGCAGGCAAGCAACTTGCAGGAATTGCAGTAGGGTCGCCAATATAAATATATTTGATTAAGCCCTTCAAACCTACTGATAGCAGGTCTTTTAGAAGTTGTATCGTTGTTTTCATTTTTGATAAATATATTGATTTATTTTATTTCTTAACCATTCCGCAAAAATATTATTTACTTTTCTTTCCCTTGCGTCATCTACTTTCGTAATTGTTCTTGCAGGAACCATTTTTCCCTCACTGTTCATTCCCCCGCTGTGCATCAATTCCGCATAAGGTGCGTCACTTTTTATATCCATACTTGCTTTATTTCGTAATAACCAGTTGAAACTATTTTGGAGCCAACCAGTGCAAATAAGTGGTTTTGCTATCGCTATCGCTTTTCCTTCTGTATAAAGATTAAACTTTTCTTTTAAACGTCTATCAGACAACGGCGACCAAACTTCGCCAAATCGTCCGCCTCTTTCATCAAAATTTTGAGATATTTCTTGAATATAATAATCTCCAGATTTTATTAACGGTATTGAAAAATCTTTTAATTCATTTCGTATTCCTTTTAATGCGTTGTTAACATTATCAATTCCTTCAACATTTATATTTATTTTAGTGCTCATATTAAAATCCGCTTACGGTACTATCTGCTTTTCTATAAGAATCTGCGGTCGGTTCTCCAAAATCTGTCATCTTAAATTGTTCTTCTCCAATGTTAAACATTTCGCCGAGGTCGGATGTTTCGCCATCGTATGTATTAGAACATCTTACAGTAGAAGTTGCTTGTTTTGACAATTCCGAACCAGCAGTATCAATAAGTGTTATTTTTCCTTCTAAAATTCTATCAATCAATTCTTCGGCTCTTTTAATTTTTCTTTCACCTGATTTAGATATTTCTATATTTGCTTCAACCCCATATTCTTGCGATAACAGATTGCCCGCTGCCGATAAAATAATTATTTTTTGTAAAATCCTTGAAGTTTTCGGTAAAGGTAATGAATATTTAGTAATCAAGCTTCCTTCCGTTTCTTCCTCTGCTTC